AGGTTGGTTGTTTTGTCTCAATGAGTTGCAGCATTTTTGTTTGAAGATCATTGCGAGATTCTTGGTATGTATCTTCCTGTTCTTCCAATGCAGTAATGTCTTGTTGGTTCGCAGTAATTACAGCATCTGCCTCAGTAATGATGATATCGAAATCTGTTTTCTTGTATGATTTTAATTTACCAGCCGTCTCTTTAATTTCATCAGATGCTAATTGATATAGTTGTTCAAACACCGTAATATCTAAAAACTGTGAAAGTAAATCTTTGCGTTCTCTTTGTGACTTTTCAATGAAATTGTTGTTGTCAGCTTGCAGCGAAAATGCAGTTAAAATAAAATCATCATAAGTACCTAAATAACGACGAATTGATTTGTTTGTGTCACTTCGTTCTTCCCCATTAAGATTTTCTGTGTCTGTATAAAAATCTACTAACACTTTAACATGCCCGTTCTTTTGTTTGATACCAGTTCGTTCAATTGTGTAAGTGATACCATTCATTTCAAATGTAAACTTGCCGCGGAAACCAGATTTCTTGTTGTTAAGCACTTCATGTGCCTTGCCAGTTTTGCTACATTTATCAAATATAGTGTATGTTATTGCATCAAGCAAAGATGACTTTCCGGAAGTGTTTGCAGCAAATAAACCACATACATCTTTCATGCTTTCGAAATTCACAATGTTGCCTTCACCATATGAAAACATGTTGTCAAATTCAAATTGAATCGGATGCCAAGTCATGTGTCGTACTGATTCAACTGCAGGTAATTTTGAGTTTATGGTGCGATTGATATAACGAATTGCGTCTGTTTCTTCAGTAGTTGCTTGTGGATAATTAACTGCAATAAAATCAGTAATCAGTGTATTCTGATATTCAACATCTCGTACATTTCCAATTGTGAATGATGATGTGGTTTCTGTGTTGGATACTGCAGCACCTCGTTGAATTGTGATATCTTGCACATCGTATTTTTTACGAATCGTTGCAATTAATTTTTTCATGTCCGCTGCTGAAGTGTCATTGAATTTAATTCGGACACGAGGTTTTACAGGCATACGGTGTGGAGCTTTAACTACAGTAGTACCATCTACTTCTAATGTCACATATCCGTAATCATTGTGAATTTCCACAAACTTTGCTTCGCGACAAGGCAAGTCCCAAACCAAGATTCCATGGTCTAATGCTTCACCATGATTTTGTTGAATTAAAGATCCTGGATATGCAATTGTACCAGCATCATTCAAGAATTGGGCTGGCTTATGAATATCTCCTAACAAGGTAATGTCATGGCCGTCAAACAAATCGACACCTACGTGCTCGTTTGAAATTTGATATCCGATATCTGTTTTTGCAGTGTTCACCGCACCATGGTGCAATGCAATTTTATATGGTGCATCAAACTGATTAGCTCGGATATATTCACTTGGAGCCACATCAACTGCCATATGATTAAACACTACTCCACCAATTTCAAATAGTCCATTTTCCTTGATAAAAATAATGTTTGGATTCTTAATCACATTGATGATTGGACTAACTGCATCTATGCGGTGCATGTTGTTTAGATTCATGTCATGGTTTCCAAGTATCACTACGGTTGGTATCATGAAGCCATCAAAGAACTCCACAAGCATTTCAACCAGCTCCGGAGACATATCCAATTTGCTATGCACAATATCTCCAGTAACCACTGCAATGCTTCTGCCTGTTGAATGCTGTGCAATATGATCAAACATGTTGCGAAACACTTCACGATATTCTCTGTGTCGTTTCAATGTGCGAATATGAATGTCAGAAACATGAAATATTTTATCAATAGTTTCTATGCCAGCATCAATGTGTTTTATGTCCATATCATTCCCATTTTAAGCTGCATTAACCGTTCAAAAGTTAATACATCAGTATCTTGTATAATTTCGTTGATTTGTTGAAATCCTAGTTCAGACGCATCTTCAGATTTAAGTTCGATGAAATACACATTCAAACCTTCTGCCATGAAACGCTCGGCAATTTGAATGGCATTCTTCAATGCATCGGCATCTAAGCAAATATAAATGTCTCGTACTCGTTCTTGTATAATTTTCTTTTGTAAAGCAGGTTGTATGATTTTTCCAAACAATGGAATTGCATTGCGTTTAATGGCAATTGCATCAAATGAACCTTCACAAAGTATGATTGGCTGTGACCAATTTATGAAAAGGTCAAACCCGATAATGTCTTTTGAAATTTTTGGATTCTTGTGTTTTTGTGTGTCAGATTTATAAAATGCTCTGGATACAAAATAGTTTAATTGTCCTTCAGAATCATAACTAGGAATAATTATCTTGCCGGAATACTCGCCAGACTCACAGTATCCAATTCGATACTTGATGATATCAAAAATTGTAACACCTCGCTTTTTAAGATAATGTATTGCGTTGCGATAATCCGGAGTTGGTTTAGGAATCCAAAGTGGTTTATAATCTTGTGGTAGTTGTATTGTTTCAATTTTTGTTGCAGTATCCGTATTTTGACGATACCGAGTTGATTCAATTATACGAGATAATTGTTCGAAACGTTCTTTAGGAAGATTAAGCTGTTTGAACAAAGTCGCAATGCTACGACCTTTCTTGTCAGATATCCAACAGTGCCAAGCATTCTCACCGTTTGAGTTAGTGTGAATATCAATTTCTAATTTTGGCTTGTAATGTGAAACAAATGGAGAGAAGAATGCAATGTTATTACCAGAGGTAGGTTTACCTTTACCTAGTATTGATTCTAATAACTGTAATAACTTAATATTCTTCATTAATATAATATAATGAAATTACTGTACTAATCCAATTTAATTATATTAATATAATATATTATTTAATATTAGTTAGACACATACATTACATTTCTGGTCTAACGATCGATTCAATACTGAATCAATCTATTAATTAATATGAAACATTAATTATCATTGAATGTATTAAAAATTTTTCACAAATCAAACCTTTATCCAAAAAAAGATTTGGGTGCCTTCGGGTCTTCGCCTGTTTTCAAACATTCCGCCAACCATTCTGCCGGAATATTTTTCTTTGCAACATGTTTAATACCTAGCTTCAATGCGTACGATTCATATGTAGTTTTGCTGCCTTTTGATATTTTTTGAGTAGGAGCTTGGAATACCATTCGGATATCAATTCCAGGATTTGATGCTAGCACATGTTTCATTTTAAGACGGTCAATGCTGGTCCATCTACCTTTTGTCTCAATATACATTAGTTCACCATTTTTCTTGGTAAACACAAAATCTGGGGTGTATTTTGCTCGGCGTTCTGGTACTATATAATTTAGTATTTCAGTTTCATAATTCAAAGGATACTCAGTAGTTTTTATGTGTTCTGCTACCGTATGTTCTAGTCCAGATTTATACCCGTATTTTAATGCAGCTGCTCTTTTAGAGTTACCGGCGCTGTGATAATGATTTTTTGCCATAACTTGTTTGTTTTATTTACATGTAGTCCCAACGATATGTTCGTTTAACTTGTTTCCATGTTTCAGTGGATTCATCATAATTCCAGAATGGAACACTCCAGGTTTTTGACTCTCCTTTTAGAATTGATAATGCAATTAAATTAACTAGAATTATTAAAGTTTTTATATTTTCTCGGTCATGTGGATGTGCATATTTTAAAGCATTTCGCAAATCATATGTTTTTGCACCAGTACCCCAATATTCTTCCCATGTATCTGTAAGATAGTTTGCAGCACCTTTTTCATTGTCGGTGCCGACATTACGTCCCGAACCAATGTTTATTGTCCAAGCTTTAAAATTTTGAAAATATCGTTCTGGATATTTTGTAATCATGTTATACAAACTCCATCGAGCTTGTTGCACGTATTTATGTATTTTTGCCTGATCGGCTTTAATCGTAGATTTTTTATTACTTTCAATAAAATCTACGTGTACATGATCAGTATGCGGACTTCCACCGGGAATTTTCTTATAAGGATATGAATGCCAACCGGTTGGCCAGTTCCATATCATTTTATTGTATATAATATTTTGCACATGAAATTGACCTGCATTACTAACCAACCAATCAGCTAATTTCTTCATAATTGGATCCAGATTACCTTTAGCACCATGCCAATCTAATGCATTACCCTTTGCGTGTTGTGATAACTTGTCAGTTTGGCCAATATTACGATTTGAATAACCACCAATTGCCGACCATTTATCTGCAGAGAATTCTGGCAAACTTAAAACATGTTTTTTTAACGCAGCTGCACGAGGTGTTAAACCACTTACCGTGTTAAAATCTTGTTTTTTCTTTTTCTTGTTTCGGTCTGGATCGACAACAGTTTTATTTTTATTTTCCGGCTCAGTAGTTTTTTCTGGTTCTTGTTTGAATTCATCAAACTCACCGCCTAAGCCGCCTTGCTCGTTAATTATACGTGTTTTCATGGTATGTGTTATCTCGGTGTTCGTGGTGGTATAGTTTCTGTGCGATGTTTTTGTATCCATACATGTATTTTTTCCGGAACTTCTGTTGAGGCTCTAGGGTTACCGGATACGTCGGTATTAAAGTAATATTTTGAAATGTACATGTTTAAAAATTTTATTAATTTTTCATCCCATACGCCATTGGCTTGTAAGTTTTGCAATTTTGTTAAAATAATCGGATAATCAATAAATTCGGCATCAATATATGTTTTATTGTTGTTATACATTGCAATGATATCTCGTTGCAGATCTTTGATATAAATTTTTGGATCATTATTATACACACTACCGGTGTTATTAGCTATATATTCGTAGCCAGTTCCATTTTCATAAAATCTAGTAATAGCACCATTTTCATATAATTCGCCATTGTTTAACAAAAACTTATTAAGTGTACCTACATATTTTGTTGATGCATCAAACTCCACTGTACCGTCAGTTGGATATCCTTGCGCTATCGGCCCGCTATACGTTGCCAAAACTGGCTCGTTAGTTACCGGGTGCTCCCTAGTAAATGGTAATTTAGTTGCAACGCCTTTCCATGGAGTTGTGCGATTTGTCTGTTTATTTGTTTCGTTGAATACTCCAGAAAATACTTCACGCCCATCACGTAACACTTTACCTTCTATCGGAATTTCATCGGGCATTTTCAATGTACCGGTAAATATGTATTGTATAAGTTCAGTCTCTAGTGATAATTGTCCCCATTGATATTTTGTATCAAACACAATATTGAAATCTGGTGGTGCTGGCAACTGTGTAGGTAAATTAGTTACATCTGGAATTACTAGATCATCCGCAGGTACCGGTTTATTAATTTTTTTAACTTGGCC